GCTGCCCCTGTGGCAATTGCTCCAACTGTCTTCGGCGCGCTAACTCCAGGCAATACTCTCTGGACGGTTTCGCCAATCTTCTCAACTCCAAGATCGATCGCTCCTCCTGTTGCCCGAGCCGCAGTCTCGATCCCACCGGCAACTCTCGTCCCGGCCCTCAGTGCCCTGCCTCCAGCAGCGGTTGCCTTTGCTCCAGGCCCGACAAACGGAACTGCGAGCGTAGGATCTAGGACCATGCTGGCTGCCTCCGCGGCTTTAGGTGCGAATGTTCCTTCAGGAAGTCCAATTATGCTTTTGCCTGTAGCCCTCTCAGCGTTAATCTTGTCGACCGCCTGCATCTGATAATTCTGGTCAATTGTCTTCTGGTTGATGTACGACTTGTAGTCGTCTTGAAGGCCAAGAGCACCAGCCGCCATGTACGGAGCCTTTTCGATAAACTTTGAAGCCCCGGCTGCCATCATTCCGACATCCATCGTCCCCCTAGCCCCGGCTTCCAGTAACGTAGCCGGAAGTGAAGTCGGTTGTTCGCCAGGTCTTGGCTCGCGCATCGATGCCGTTTTGATTAGTTCCGGGATGCCTTCTGTGATTACAGGCTTAAAATATTCCGCAGCCCCAGCTGCACCTTCTGCAATTCTGCTGATCGCGCCAGGCTCGGTAGCCTTGAGAATCGAAAACTCTTCTGGGCTGGCTATGAATGTTGGATCGGATTCATCCTGAGATCTTAGGAACGACGAGGTCGATGCCTCGTCCATGACAGGCTTCGAGTCGACAAATGAAACTCCGCCACCATAGGCTCCGTGAACTAGCGACGCCTCCTCCTGAGTAAACTCAAAATCTGGATTGTCGCGGTACTGGCGCAGCAAGTAATTTGCTGCCTCCAGTGGGTCCTGAATGATTTCGTCGGCCATGACCGACTAGCGGTTTTGAATTACCTTGCGAGTGCGAGGATCGTATCCGCCGAATCCGGATGGGCTCATCGGGCGTTGCACTGGTTGTTGCGGTGCCTGTTGCTGTTGCCCAACCTGTCCGGCTTGTTTGCCTTGCGTTTGATCGTCTTGGTTTGACTTAGGCAACTCGACTGTCCTACCGGCAATGCTCTTATAGTCTTCAGCCCTTGCCTTGAGCCTTGTCCTCATGCTCTTGATCGCAGCGAGTGTTGTTGCTGTGGTGGGCCCTGTGACTGGATTATTAAAGCCAACGGATACAGGAGTTGTTCCCATCGGAATGGCAAACTTCCTAGCCGCCTCAACTTCGCCCTCTCTTGCCACAGATCCTGGATCAAGAACTTTCGCCAAAGATACTGCGAATAGGTAAGGAATTTGCTTCAGTGTTGCGGACCCCTCTGGGTCCATGCTTTCAAAATTTCCGTACTTTTTAACAGTATTCTCGAGCTCGTCTGCCATGCGGTATGCTTCACGGATATTTGACTCAAACGCAAAATCTGCCTGTGTCAATTCCTTGCCCTTAGCGACAAGAGCTTTCTCGCCAGCATCGGCTACGCTCATCATAATTCTGCGCTTTTCAGGGTCTGGCTCCATCATTGCCTTTTCCTTGTAATACTTAACCTTGTTGACCTGGCGATCCACATACGCGTCGACAAGTTCCTCCGGAAGTCCGGCTGGGACTACAATGCTAGTTCCTGGCGCTGCTCTCGTACCGGTAGTCTCGGCGAGTCTATTCATCAGCGCGGCCTGTTCGACAGGATCAGAGGACTGTATCAGCGCCTGACCAACTCGTCTTGCCTCCTGCTCTGGATAAAGTTTCTGCTTGAGCATTTCAACTCGAAGCGCGCGATCCTCGTCTTCTAGTGCCTGACGAGCATCTTCTTTGCGATATTCTTCCGCCTGTCCCGGGAACGGAAATAATGCTCTTGGTCCTGCCATAATATTATCCTATCTTGCTGTCCATCCACTTGCGGATGATTGACTTGATTTTCGGTTTGTTGCGTATCGATTCCGCAATTCTTTCTCCATATTCAGTGTAGAAGTTTCTCAGATTGTCAGACGCCTTGGTTAGCATCCACTCTCTAAATTGTAGCCACTTAGGATTGTCCTCTCCATAAACTTCCCTAGCGACCCAACAGAAAATAGGTCCTCCCTCAGGTCCGCCAAAGAAGCCACCTGGAGTGACTTTTCCAAGTAAGCTCGCCCCAGCGCTTAGGTAGGCGGGAGTGGAATTTGCCGCGTTCGTAGTCGCCTGGGCATTAACATAGGCACCATAAGTCCTAGCCAAGTAATCGGCCTCACTACCATAAAGAGCAGTAGCATTCTGGGCGCCCCTAAATCCTGCCATCGGATCGACGTACATGTATGGAATGTTTGCTGTCTGACCCCCGCCGAATGTTCCTGTTGTCGTTGTCCCGGCCCCTGCAACAAGTGCGGCAAGTCCTCCGCTTTGTTCCGCAGCCCGGCGATTTGCCATGTTGTACATGGTAGCTCCGGACGCGGTAAAGTCGGCAGCTGCACCAAGCCTATTGAGCGTTGCGGCCTCGCGGAATGCCTTATCTCTCCTGAGCGCGTCTGTTACGCTTTGACCAGAAGATAGGAAGCTGGAAGCTGCTCCGAGCCTTTCCCGCATCCTGGCCTCACCGGCAAGCCCGGTCGTAACAGCCTCTTCAACGGCTGGGGCAACTCCAAATATGTTGCCCCTAGCAGTCTGCGCTCCCCTAGCTGCTTGCTCGTACTGCCTACGTTCTTCGGCGTCGAGTTGAGATCCTAGCGCAACTTGTGCAGTAAGTTTGTCCTGAATGTCCCTGCGTAGAGCCTCGGTAGCCGGATCGGTCGTCTCTCCAATGTCGGCCTTCGCTAAATCAGCGTATCCCTTTGTAAGGTCTTCAATCATGGCGGCAGTAGCTGGGTCGATCTGCCGTATCTCGTCCACCATTCTTTGCTCTGGAAGCAGGAGCGATTCCCGGAAAGTTTTCAGAACACCAGCACCCTCTTCCACTGTTGTTGGCTTGTAATTGTCAACCAGACCCTTTGTCGTTGCGACGTCTTCGTTGACAGCGTCTAGCTTGGACTGAAGATCAGCTATAAATTTGTTATTAAGGTCAACCCTTCTGTCCCCCTCCGGAAGATCCTTTCCGTACTGAGTCGCCTCATCAATTTGACCCTTCAAATCAGAAGCTATTGAATTTGCCGTTGCGTAAAGCTCGTCGTACTTTGCCTTTGTCCTAGAATTAATGTCATCCAAGATTTGCTGATCTGTGACATTGATGTTCAGCTTTCCAAGAAGTTTGCTTCCGCTTTCTTTTGTTGCTACGTCAAACTTTAAATTTGCAAGAGAATTATCCAGCGCCTTCATGTCCTCTTCTGGAATTTTTCCAATTCCAGGAGAAAGATCCTGAATGTTTACTCTTGTTACAAGCTCCGCAATTTGAGGGGCCCCCTGGCTCGCCTCGGAAAGCAATCTGGTTAGCTTCTTCTCTTCCTCTAGTGCGAGTCCCTTTTGCGACTGTTGTTGAGATCCCTTGAACTTTGCAATTGCGGCATTCGCTTGTTTTACTATTTCTTTTTGAGTCTCTATTTCATTCAGCTTCGACTCAACGTCTCCAATTTTATCAATAATATCTATTGCATTTTTGCTTAAATTTCCTGTCTTAAAATCTCTGACAAGTCTTGCCGCGTCTTTTAGTGACTGAGTATCTGCGGCATTAAGATTGTTTATTCCAACCTTCTGAGCCGCGCTTAACGCTGTCGTGTAGTAATTTAATGCTTGTAATAAATTGTCTGGCTCTTTTTCTAGATCAGATACTTTTTGAATTTTCGGCTGTTCAAATTGATATTTTTGATTTGCCTTCGCAATGTCGTAATTCTGAATTGTTACTTTAGGGAAATCGTACTTTCCTGTTGCCCTGTCATAAACCTTGGACTTGGTTGTGTCCGCTACTGTTTTTGGAGCCGATTTGTATTCAGCCGGGTCTAGTTTATATACGTCCTTGATCAGACTTTCTTCAGCTTTGGCTGTATCAAATACACCCTTTGCATTCACAACGGACGAAAAGTCCGTCATTCCCATTGATTGGAACTTGGTTATGCTTGGGGCTGCTTTAGTTGCTGCAGCAATATTGTATCCAGACGACTTGAAAATTTCAGGGTCAACTTTTAGAGTGTCCTTAATGTAGGCTGCTCTTTGTTCTGCTGTTTGTGCTGGTGCTGCCATATTACGATAACCCTGTTAAATAGTTTGCTTCTTTTGCTCCAGCAGATTTCGTTACCTCATACGGAACAGAAGCCTCTGCCGGTTGACCATAAAGGCGAGCGTACTGAATCGCGGCCTGGGCCCCTAGTCCTCGTTGTACTGCAAACGCATTTGGATTCGTTTCGTACTGTCTTCGCAGTGCCTCAAGAGACCTTTGCGGTCCGTATTCACGCTCAACTTGGAGCCCTGTCTGTGCCGCCCTCTGCGCGTCTAGTGCCGACATTTGGCGCTCAAGTTCGCGCTGACGAGGATTATACTTCTCGCGGAGGCGCTGTTCTAGCGCAGCAACGTCGCCTTGATTTGCAATATATGTCTCCAATGAAGAACGGTAGTAAAGCTCGTTCGCCTTGGCCGCGTTTACCGGATTGGGCGGGGGAGGTGGTGCCGGAATTGATGGTGAGCCTCCCATTATAGTAGTGCCTTTCGCATAAATTTCATGTAATCGTAAACCTTTCTTTTCCCACCCCTATTAAAAACAATATTCTTCTTCGGGCCAAATCTGCTCCAGAGTATAGACAATAATGTCTTCATAGCCAAACGGCTATAAGGTGTACTACTACCATCTGTAGAGGTGACCGTCAAGTCTACAAATGCAGTGTTTCCATTCTGCCTATGTACATAATGTATAGGCTCTTCGCCTTCATGCAAGCACCTTGCAATTGCCACCCCGGAGATCTTGTCTCCGTCCTTGGCAATCCCAACCAGGTAGTTGTCCTGGTACCACTTAAACCACTCCCTAAAATTAGGCCATCTCGACTCCGGGACGCCGGACAGTTCAATGTATTCAACCGCTGTCATATGTTGCTCTGGATTTCGATCGTGTCCGGGTTAGCCGCGATTGTGATCTGCCTAATGGAAAGTTTTCTGGATGGGGCCAGCATCTTAATTTTCATATTCCGCCACTTCTGGTACGACCGGAGACTATCTGCCCGGAAGTTGTGTGTTTGAGCCGAAAGGGTGGCTGGAAGTGTGAACGGTAGCGTCAATCCTCCGGGGGTAGACGTGTCAACCGCTGTCCCAATTGTGACGTACTGGGAATCAGTCTCGCGCTTCATTTGGATTGTGCAGTTTGTTGCTGTCGAAAAAAAGTACTCAATCTCGTAGTGAGATCCATACTTCTTGGATACCTTGTCGTCTAGGTCATACGCTTTAGTCACAAGGTAGCTCTCGTATGACGATCCATAATCCTTAAAGTTCGTGTCACCATCACCCTGGAGATCTGGGTCAAGATAGTCGTACAGATGCCCGACTTGTCCTGTTGGGCTACCAATAGCTAATTTGACTCCAGTGGTTGTATATCCAGAAGAAAAGTTCGTTGTCACCATTCTGCTGGCATTAATTGACCATAGCCCCTCAAATGACCCAAAGATCGTGTTGTATACGAGCACATAATTGCATGTGGTCGAAGAGTCTAAGGGTAGCGCTAGAAAGTATCTATTATTGTGAAAAGCTGCATTGCTCCTTGAGACAAATCCTTTATTGATTCTCGCAATAATGTCTTTTACTGGCTCGGACATTGGAACTCCGACAGTATAAAAGTCGTCTGCCAATGATCTTACTACGCTTCTTATTCCGTCGTTCGAGAAAAAGAACACGTCTTTAGTCGTGAAGATTGCAGTTCTACCGGCCTGGCATCCAACCTTATCGTTGATTAATCTTACGGTCCATTCGGCAGCTGTTGTCTTTGTTGGATCTGCTGTTACCAGGTAAGTTTTATTAGGCTTGAACACAAGAATTTCGTAATCAAAGAAAGGCTGGATTGCCACAATATCTTCTCCGTCGTCGCCACCGACAATAATGCTGTTCGTCGACTTCCAGACCTCGGCATCAAGAAGATCTGATGCATAGAGAGTGTTCCGATTGTCTCCTGTTCCAACCGCAAAAAGTCGATTCGTAAACTGGCGGACAAGTCGAAGTCCGGCTGGGGCGATGCTTGATATGGTTGCTGTAGCCGTTGCCGTAAAGTGTCCGACCCCAGCGGGTGGTGCAGCTATTGTTACTGATGGAGCAGATGTGTATCCAGATCCCGAGTTTAGAATTGTTACGCCAGAAACAGTTCCGCTTGAAATCAATGCAACTGCCGTCGCATTTGTTCCTCCGCTTAAATTTGGGGTTCCAATCGTTACTGCCACAGTCGATCCGGTATATCCTAAGCCCTGAGTTGAGACCGTAATTGTCGACACCTTAGACCCCTGCCTGTACGACGTTGTTCCGTCCGTGTAATGAAGTTCGCTAGCTCCGTCCGTGTAGAAAATTTTGTTTTTGAATTGCGTAAAGTCTACGTCAACAGCCCCGCTTGTGACCGTACCGTTTGTCGTAGAAAAGCTAGTGGCACTTGTGCTTTTGTAGATCGTTCCGTTCGTCGCCAGAATAATGTGTTCGATGTTTGGAGTGTCGAGATAGTGCATGCCTTGGATCGACGATCCGCTGGATACATTGGAAGATATCTGCTCGATCCCCTGTCTCGTCTGGAGAATCCCAGACGGACTTATCGTCATATTGGAAAGATCGCTAGCCTGGTTGTTTGCAATTAGGCTTGGCGTGACGCCGGATACCTGGCCCCCATCAAAACTAAACGACCCGGATATGGCTAGAAGATCGTCTAGGTTGTCGTTGTAAAGTGGCATAGCACTAAACCGATATGTCTAATATGCTAAATTCACCAAGGCTTGATGGAGTGATGACTTTAATTCCTCCGACCTGGCTCATTTCGTACTGAGCCATGGCAGATAGATCAGCATTCGCTGTTGCCACCACAGCCTGAGCCTTTGCGTACTGCCTCTCCCTTTCCAGCGCGTCGGCGTGAGTCAGTGCTAGGACAACATGCTGAACGTGTGGCAATCTGAGCTCGTCGGTAATTGCGTTGGACGCCGGCGGAAAGTCCACAACATAATTTGACCTTGTTAAGCACTGATTCTTCTCGACCACCTTCAGGGGCGTCGTGCTCGACGTGTTCAGTAACGGATAAAGATCGATCTGTGCAGTCCCGGACGTTCCGCGGCCTGTGAAGTAGTACTGGGTTGGAGTTCCTGTCCTGTTGTCGTCCAGTAGGTCAGCATCTTGGCTAATGATTGTCTGCAAGTCTACTGCCAACAATTCGCTGTCACCATACGCAACGGATAGAGGATTTTCAACCAATGACCCTAGCGTCACTGTCCTGGTAGATGTGGATACCGAGTACGTCGAGCTAGTGACACTCTCGCGCCATGGTGCGAAGTTCCAGACGCGCCGATAGTTCAGCGATGCTGACTTTTGCAGAAACGTGAGAGTGTCGGAATCGGTCTTTCCGATCTTCTCTCCGGCAAATTGTGCGATTTCAGTTAGGGTCATTTTGTTGTTCCTCTATTGCTGGGGCTACGAATACATCATTATCTATGTCGTATGTATAGCCAATCCCAGCGTATATTCCGCGAAAGTTTCCATTGTAGGATGTTTGAATCCAGCTTCCTCCAAGAAGTCGGTTGCACAGGTCTTTGCCAATCTGCTCTGATTCGCTTCCATTTTCATCTAAAATATCGTTATTAGATACTACGATTACTCGTAGAACCTTGTTGCTGTCGTCAATTTCAGCAAAGTGTGCCATAAAATTATAGTAGATACCTTACGATGACAATTCCAGATCCGCCAGCGCCACCTACTCCACCTGGCTGAATTCCGCCTCCACCTCCTCCGCCACCAGTATTTACTGTGCCAGCAGTTCCGTTTGTATTATTTCCACCCCTTCCACCTCCTCCAGATCCACCGGTTCCAAATCCAAATCCTTCGCTTCCTCCTCCACCCCCGCCGCAATAAAATGTTGATGCTCCGGATGTGCTATACGCTATGCCTGTTCCTGCTGTATAATTTCCTGTTCCAGTAATATCGGGAGCCGCAGAACCCATGCCTCCTCCACCAGCGCCCATTGGAACGCTAGCTGCTCTGTCTCCACCCTTAAATCCTTGAACTCCGGATCCGCCTGTTCTCGCGCCAGTTGCAGATGCCGAGGACCCTGCTCCACCACCGCAACCTCCTGCCGATCCGTTGTCAGAGTTACTTCCTCCAGCCCCACCGCCTGTTCCTATTGAAAGAACCCCTAAAGACGAGTCTGATCCGCTTACGTTTTGAGCTCCGCCACCACCAATTGTAACAGTGTATGTGCCCACTGTTATTGCAAGTGCTGTTGAGTAAGATGCCCCGCCCCCACCTCCTCCGCCGCCTCTTGCCGATCCTCCTCCCCCGCCTCCGGAGACTACAAGGGACTCTATTGTTGCCCCTGGATTTACTCTTGTTACAGAAAGCGTCCCAAGGCTTGTGAATGTATGAATCCTATATCCGTCAACAATTGTTTCTACTCCACCAGTTGCGGTTATTCCGCCTCGGCCTAGTCCAATAAATCCAAGATTGCGTAAACCAAGAGTGTTCACGTCTGAACAGCGTATGCGGCTACTGTATTTGCCTCGGTGGTTCCAAATGAAGTTATGGATAAAACTGCGACCTTACTGGCAGCGATTGCTGTTGGTTTTGATCCGACAAATACCCAGCTAGCTGGGAACGTTAAGTTCCTTTGCGTTGCGTCACATGTAATTCTTACCGACAAACTTCTTCCAGCAGAATAATTAGATGCAGTGTATGTGATGTTTCCAGTAATTGCGTGAGTCAAGTAACCCTCGCTAGTAAAATCAAGGTTTTGAGTCCCGCTTGCAGTAGCAAGAGTGTTTACGTTTACAGTTACATTTTTTGCGTCTACTTCTCCGGCTACATCAAGTTTTGTAGTAGGAGAAGTCCCAATCCCAACATTGCCAGCGGCATCAATCCGCATTTTTTCCGTTGGCGTAACTCCACCAGTAGAAGAAGTTAGAAATATCAAATTAGCACTTATATCTCCATCCGAAACATAAGTTTCAACATTTCCACTAATTCTTGCTAGATTTCTGGTGTTTGTTCCTCCAAATCCCTGAAAATTCAATAACCCCAATGCATCTGCTGATGCTACCGCAGTAGGCGATGCTACTGATCCTCTTGATTTTCTAAGCGCAATCTGAGGGGCGGTTGCATCTGTTGATGCCCTATTAATAATTGTTTGAGCTACACTATCACCTTGAACAAGAACTGATGCACTAGATGCATCATAAACATTTAGTTTTGCAGTAGGAGAAGTCCCAATCCCAACAAACCCGCTAGAATCAATTCGCATCGCCTCGGCTCCACCCTCAGAAAACGCAACCGTGTCAGCGGCGGGGAAGAAGATACCTGTGTTGGTGTCGCCAGTAGGAACGATTGCTGGGGCTGCGGCTGTGCCTGTGCCTGTGGTGATGAGGGTTGTTGCGATTAGGGTTGGGATTGTGCCAGTAGTAATCGTTGCGGCAGTAGATGTGGTCGTTCCAAAAGTTCCAGTAGTAATCGTTGCTGCGGTGCTATTCAGCGTAGCAATCGTCCCGGTAGTACTATTCAGCGTGGCAATCGTTCCGCTTGTAACGATCTGCGCTGTAGAAGTTGTCGTCCCTGTCGTAAGGTTGTCAACCGTTCCAGACGTGCTGACAAGGGGTGCTTTTAGAAGGTTGGCAACTGTAATCTTCTTCAAGTTATTTTCATTTGAAGCATCACCAATGAGAAGTGTATCGTTTACGCCCACAAGGGTCTCAGTAGTTCTATCCTGGATAAAGCCAGAGGTTGGCGTTGCGTTGGTAATGAGCAAGCCAAGTTTGTCGGCTGTTACGTCGTTTGCGACTCCGGTTTGAAATGCTGTTCCGGCTGTAAATGATGCCATTGTATTATCTCCTAATTCCCTAAACGATTTTTAAGCATGTCCCAGGCTATTGAGCAGATCAGTCCAATAATCCCGGCAATGGCAAGTGCCTTTGTCCGGAAGTGCTCCAAGGCAGAAACTCTATTTACCACATCTCCGTACTTTGACAAGGAGGTCTCGACCATGTTATACAACTGGACCTGGCGCTCT